CCGGTTTTCGCACTTTGTCATTGACAAAGAAAGAATTACATATTACTCAAGTCTTATACACACTTAAAAGATCAATAAACTGACCTTCTTCAGTGTGGGCCTGAGTATACCAAGTAAGATTCTTAAAACCAAAAGTAATTTCTGACCAATGATCATTATCCTCTTTTAGTTCACAAGCCATATCTCGTAGAGCAGGTAAATCCATACTTTCTAGTGGTTCCGGTTCCTCAATATCTCCACTAAACCAAGATGTAGTAAAATCATCAAGGATTAGCTTCGCAGCATCCAATGCTTCGACTGAAGAATGAGAACCAACCATAAAATACGGATGATTACGTAGGAAATTGTGCTCACTTTGTATCTGAGCTTCCAACCGAATCAACCTAGGTCTAATGCTATCTTCACGATGGTTTTTAAGTCATCAGATCAAGCGGATTAAACCCGGCTTAGTCAGGATATAGTTAGAAGACAGACTTTTCATGGTCACTCAATCCAACCAAGATTCCTTAACAGATCTTTGGAACTCTACGATGTAGACTCTAAGTCTATTTGGTAAGTTTCAGAGATGTCCAATAACTTTTGACCGAGCTTTGTAGCCTAAACCACGTACTTTTAAATAGTGTTGAAAAGTCAAATCATGCTTGCTAATAAACTCAAAGAGTACTCCAGTTGATAGTGTAGTTACTATGATGTCCCTGACCGGGACCATATTGGCTTTTCCACCATCAACAAAGTATTTCTTAGCGAACTCAAGAGTTCACGAGCTTTTAGCACTTATAGATTTGGCTAACCCTATTTTCACTCCGAGGAGATCCATTATCTTACGATAGGATTCTGCCACGAAGGAGTCAAAAATCACTATATCATCTCCAAGAACTAGGTAATCTGTAAATCAGAATCCTTTTAACCTTTTGAGCTTTCTTGAACAAGCATCATAAAAGGCTCACTGGACTATAAAATGATGAGTCAGAGCAAGCATTACCCATGATGATAATGCTCCCATGGGTTGACCTACAGCATATGCCAACACTCTAGATCCCTCGGGGATATCATACTTTTCAGCATTACGCTTAGAAATAAAATACCCTCGGTTCACTAAAATGTTAGCTCAAGCAGCAGCAGGACC